CTCACCTTGTAACACTTTAGCTCATTCTCAAACTCAGCTGCACGCTTCTCTGCATTCGAAAGTCGGTTCTGTAGACTGATGATGGTCACTTTGTGCTTTTTGATTTTTGGATCGTTCTCGAGTGCCCTGATGATACGTTTCTGTTTCTTAATTTTCGCATTTTTCTTCTTGACGACCCGGTCAATTTCAGGTCCAAGATCGATAACGAACTTGGACGCTTTACGGGGTCGTGAGGAAGATTTAACCATTTTACATAAATTTTACTTTTTTGTTTCCAACTTAGTTGCCAAAAGCCACACCCCCCATACCCTTCTGGATGCGGAGAATGTTGTAGTTTACAGCGTACACACGGTGAAGACCGTTACCACCAGTGGGTGATGTTACAGTGAGCTTGGCGTTATCAATTCGGGAAAAGTTTAGTGTACCAGTGGGCTGTGTCTTGCTTAGGTTCACACAGAAAGGCCATGTGAATGTGGGGAGATCCTCGAGGATATCATCGGGAAGATCGGTACTGTGCATCTCGGGTACAACTGTGTGGTGATACAATGCGGAAGTTTCCTCAAATAGAGCTACACCGTTAATGTAGAGGGAAGACTTACCGAATGTGTATTCACTGTCCCAGTCATTTCCAGTCGCCTTACCGGATACGAGGTGAAGAGACTTGACGGGGTGGTTGAAATAGCTGAGATCAAACTCAGTATCAGTGTTATTAGCCAATTGGTGTTGCGTCTGGGTGATCAGAATTTCGTGATCGTTGTCCACGAAAAAGGAACGCTCATCGGTATCCAGGTAAATGTAGTTACCCCAAACCTGGGGGCTACCCACTGCTGTGTAACCGTCGCGGCACTTGATGCGAATCTCCACGTCATGATATTGAAGGGCCACGAGAGGTAGGCACTTGGTCCAGTCTTCACCGAAGAAGAATGGAATCATGTAGTGATCACCACCGTGGTTCGCCTTCTTGTTATTAGTTGTAACGGCACACGAAGCCTTCGCCGCGGAATCACGGAGAAGGGGGTTGTGTACACCTTGAATGAAAAGGGAGTCGAGTTGAGACACCTTCTGACCACCGATCCACAGACTGAATTCTGTAGGACCCGACGCATCCGCGGAGAACAGACCGTTAGTGTTCGTTTGGACGTTGGCGATGTTAGTATCCTCGATCCAGATGTAACTCATGAGATCACCCTTTGAACGGATAGGGATGGTAATCTCGTTGTTGGCACCGAATGTACCGATGTAATCCATACGTTCAGGCTTCATAGCGAAGTTAGTATGGCGCTTATAGTTTTGACGAAAAAAGCTAACCTCAGGATTACCAGTGATGTACACATCCTGGGCACCTACAGACACAAGCTCTATTAAAGCTGCTGACATTTATTAATAAACGATATTAAAATTTTGGCTCAACATATACATAAGGGATGGTGATTTTTCAGGCATTGACTTGGGAAGCGAGGGATGTCGATGATGAGCATTTAGTGAGTATATTTGGAAAAACTCAAGAAGGTAAATCTGTATGTGTTACCACCGCATTTACCCCGTATTTCTTTGTTAAATTCCCAAAGGGTGCTACACAAAAGACGGCACAGGAGATATTCGATGTCATAAATCGAAAATGTCCTGAATGTCTCGTATCGTATTCAGTCATGAAAGCTAAAGATGTTTGGGGGTTTCAAAATAATCAAGAATTTGCGTATATGAAAATTGATTTTGTAAATTTAGCGATGAGGAGACGCGTTGATTATTTCTTGAAAAATGCTATAGCTATTTCCTCGGGGATGGTAAAACTGAAAGTGTATGAATCAAACCTGGATCCTGTACTTCGCCTTATGCATAGAACTGGTATTCAATCGACTGGTTGGTTACACACGGGTGACCAATGTGTTCGTTCATATCTTGCGAATGTGGATATTGATCTATACTGCAATAAATGGAATACACTCAAACCCGTTGAACGAGATGATATTGCCCCATTTATAGTTGCATCATTTGATATTGAATGTAATAGTTCCACTGGTAAATTTCCAAATGCAAATATTATTGGTGACGCGTGTTTTCAGATTGCCGTTTCACTTTGTAAATTTGGTGAAGATGAACCATTCGAAAAGGTTTGTCTATGTTATAAAAAAACCGAGGGGACTGATGTTATAAGCTTTGATACTGAAAGAGAGATGCTCGAAGCTTTTCAGTCGTATGTACAAAAAAAAGATATTGATATTTTAACTGGGTGGAACATATTCGGCTTCGATTTCCAATATATTCATACGCGTGCTCATTTGGTTGGGTGTAACCCCAACTTTTTCAAACTCGGGAAATTGAAGGATCAGGTATGTGAAATCTCAATCAAAAAATTGAGTTCAAGTGCGTTGGGTGATAATACACTAAAGCTACTCCCAATGTCTGGTCGGTTTATTTTTGATTTATTCCATGAAGTCAAGAAGGGGTACAAACTCGATTCGTATAGTCTAAACAATGTGTCAAAACTATACCTCGGTGATCAAAAGATTGACATGTCTCCAAAGGAGATGTTTGCTAGATATACAGAGGAAAACCCTAAAAAGCTTGGTGAAGTTGCAGAGTATTGTATTAAGGATACATTACTCCCACACCGACTCATGAAAAAACTATGCATTCTATTGAACTTATTAGAGATGGCTAAAGCGACATGGGTACCCCTTTGTTTTCTCGTAGAACGCGGGCAGCAGATCAAAGTTTTCAGTCAATTGACAAAGAAAGCGCGAGAGCTTGGCTTCATGGTACCAACGATTCGATACGGGCAGTTACCTGAAGAACCGTATGAGGGGGCGACGGTGCTCGACGCACAAAAGGGTGCGTACTACACACCAATTACAGCCCTAGATTTTGAAGCACTGTATCCGTCGATCATGATGGCACACAATCTCTGTTACTCTTCATATGTTATGAACGAAAGGGAATATGGGAATATACCTGGGGTGACCTACGAGACATTTAATATAGGTGATAGAACCTATAAATTCGCACAAGACGTCCCGAGTCTTTTACCTGCCATCTTATTGGAGCTCAAACAGTTTCGTAAAAAAGCTAAGAAAGATATGGCGGCTGCGACGGGTGCTATGAAAGAAGTGTATAACGGTAAACAGTTAGCCTATAAAATATCTATGAACTCTGTGTACGGATTTACAGGTGCAGGTAAAGGTATTCTCCCGTGTGTACCGATCGCTTCTACGACGACATGCAGAGGGCGTGAAATGATTGAGGAAACGAAGACTTATGTAGAGGCGAACTTCCCAGGTGCGAAAGTGAGATACGGAGACACAGATTCAGTGATGGTTGAATTTGATATGGGTGACCGAACTGGTGAGGAGGCTGTAAAGTACAGTTGGGAAATTGGTGAAAAGGCAGCTGAGGAATGTAGTGCCCTCTTCAAGAAGCCCAATAACCTGGAACTTGAGAAGGTGTATTGGCCTTATTTCCTGTACTCTAAGAAAAGGTACGCCGCCAAATTATGGACACAAGGTAAGGATGGCAATATGCATATGGATTACATAGATATTAAGGGTCTCCAAGTTGTTCGTAGAGATAATACACCTCATGTGAGGGAGGTTTGTAAGGAGCTATTAGATGTAATTCTCACATCGAGTGATCCTGGACCACCTCTCGAACTTGCGAGAGAACGCGCTATAGAACTCCTGTCTGGTGATATACCAAATGATAAACTAATTCTAAGCCAAGGTCTCTCAGATTCTTATAAGGTGAATGGACAGAATGTTTCTATAACGAGTTCCGATAGTATTTACATCAATCAAGCCCATGTACAGGTTGTCAATAAGATGAGAGATAGGAAACCTGGTTCAGAACCACAAACAGGTGATAGGGTACCTTATTTACTCACCAAAACAGGTGATCCAAAGGCACGAGCCTTCGAAAAATCCGAAGATCCGAAATACGTCGAAGAAAATGATATACCCGTAGATTATCACTATTACTTTGTCAATAAATTTTTGAATCCTGTTTGTGATTTACTTGATCCATTGTTTGAAAGTGCAAAAGAAGAAATCTTTGGTGAAATTATTAATCAACATGCACCACCTAAGAAGAAGAAGGAAATTACATTTAGTGGTATGAAAAAAGATGAACTCGTAGAGGAGTGTAAAAAAAGAAACCTAGATACATCTGGGAAAATAACCGATTTGAAATCAAGATTGAAAAATAACACAGAAAAACAGAATTCTGTTGAAGACCTATTTAAAAAATATGAACAAGATAGAAGTAAGTAATGAGTTCGTACGATAAACTTATCGGTGTTTTTGACGAAGAATTAAAAGCGCGTGTCAATGAAATCATAAGTGATTATGCTGAAATCATTTCAAAGAAGCACGGTATACCACTCGACTTGTTACTACGAGACGTACCCGAAAATTATACGGGATCGATATGTAAAGGGACAAAGTCAAATGGTCACCGTTGTACACACAAGGGTCTTCATGACGGGTATTGTGGGAAACATATCTCACAAGGTGTTAAGATTAAACACCGGAATATTACCAGTATAAACACACACACACATGGAAGTG